TGATGCTCTATTTTATGCAGATGAACCCTGAAACACTTAAAGGCATTTGGGAAAAAGATGGTAAAGATGGCTTGATAAGATATGGAGCAGTAGTATTAAGAAGAAGTCTAACAAGTGTAAGAAGTCCATTTTATTATAAGTATGAAAAATATTATACACATATTGATAGGTTTATGGGTAATGGTTCTACTTCTATCACTAACGTTGATTATGGAGGTGATAATAATTATTATCAGAATATATCAAACATTGCAAACGAAGAACTAGAGACTTATCAATGGCAGAAGCTTGACCAAATAGATAAACAGCTTGATAAATTAGATAGTTGGTATGATAGGGAATTATTTAAGCTTTATTATTATGAAGGTAATACTCTTAATTCACTTGCTGCTAAGACTAAGATAAGTAGGAATAGCTTATTTACAACAATAGACAAAGTAAGAACAATATTAAAAGAGCAATTAAATGAAGATGTATAATCCAGATAAATGCAGCTCATTTGAAATGATGTTTGGTTTTCCACAACCACCACCTCCAAAAAAAAAGAGAAAAGCAAAAAAGAATAAAAATGAATAAGTTTTTTGTTCCTGATAACGTATATAAAGATAGAATAGAAATATGCAGGGGTTGTGTTTATTATTTTAAACCAACAGGAACTTGTAAGGATTGTGGCTGCTTTATGAAAATAAAAGCAAGATTAGCACCAATGGCTTGTAGTCAAAAAAAGTGGAATAAAACAACTGAGATAGAAACACCTGATGATTTACCACAAGAAATAATAGATGAAATATTAGATATGTGGAAAGACTTAAAAACAGGAAAAGCAAAAAACCAAGAAGCAAAACGCAGAATGATAGAAACATATAACACTATTTTCAACACTAGTTATTCACCAGGCACTAATTGTAGTAGTTGTATATCTACGTGTTACAATGGAATAAAAAAACTTTATCAAAAATATAGCGAATGAGAAACTTAAAAAAATTAAGAAAAGACCAATTGCTTAAAATAGATTATTTAGGCTTTTTAAGAAACCACAAAATGCACTACAAATCAAGATGGGTTGTTAAGTATAACGCTAAAGAATTAATAAAAGAGGTCAAGCTTATATTCAACCCTGAACGATACAGGAAAAGACCTAATGCAAAAAAACTACATACACAAAAAGGATTAATTAAAATATTAGAAAATGACAAAGAAACAAGATTACAAAGAGAGTCCTGAACCACACTATTATCAGGGAAAGCTTTATGGGTACTCAGCTAGAAACATTGTAGATGATTTTAGTCTTAGTGCTTGGAATGCTCAGGCACTTCAATATATATTAAGAGCAGGTAAAAAAGATGGAAACCCTGCTGAACAAGATATAAGAAAAGCAATTAATGTACTACACTTTGAATTGGATAGATTATACAAAGAAAGTGATGTTAAAACAGGAGGACTAGCACAATGACTTTATATACTTGTAAATGTTGTAAAGAAAGCAAAGACGTAGGCAAAGCCAAGATAATTTATGTAGATGGTTCTTGGGTTGCTGATGTTGTATGTAGTTGTGGTAAATATATGGATAGTGAACCAACAGAAGGTATGCCTAATCTTATAAGGACTGAACCAACACTAACTAAAAAACGAGACAATCTTTGGGAAGGTGCAAAAGAAAAGCTAGTAGGTGAAAGAGGTGTAAACGAACCATTTGATTAAATGACAAAGAAACCAATTAGAATAGTAAAAGACCCTAAGGCACTTGCTGAGAAAGTTGTGGAGTATTTCTATAAAAATCCTGAAGCAAACACTTCAAAAGAAATGGAAGAAGTATTTGATGTATCACACAGAAGGATCAGAAGAATACTTAGTGACCACTTAAAAGAAAAGCTAGAAAATAGTTTCGCTAGAAGAATGGCAAGACTATGAACTTTGTAATAAACAATAAACAAGATAAACAAACGCTTTTTAATTACTTAAAAGAACTTGAAACAGATTATATAGTTAAAGTAAAAAAGCAAAGAAACAATAGAAGCAATATACAGAACAATTACTATTGGGCTTGTATAGTACAACCATTAGCATCAGAGCTAGGATATTTTCCTGATGAAATGCACGATACTCTTAAAGTGAAGTTCGCAAGTGAATGGCAAAGCATTGAGATACACGATAAACAAATAGGACTGCAAACAGTAAACAGTACAGCAAGAATGAATAGTAAAGAATTTGAGATATATGCAGATCAGATACGTATATGGGCTTTAACTGAATTGGGTATCAGATTAATGCTACCAAATGAATATGAGTAATTTCTATTATATTATATGGAAACAGAACAAAAGAGGACACAGGAGGGTAAAAAGAAGCTACTAGCTGCACTTGAAGTATCATTAGGTATTGTAACCGAAGCTTGTGAGAAGGCAGATATAACAAGAAGTAGACATTACGCTTGGTATAATAGTGATGAAGAATATAAGAAGTCAGTAGATAATATTGATAGTAAGTTTATTGACTTTGCTGAAACAAGTCTTAAGAAGCAAATAAAAGAAGGCAACACCACAGCAACTACTTTCTTCCTAAGGACTAGAGGACGGAAGCGTGGATATAATGAGAAGCAAGAAATAGATTTAACTTCAGGAGATGAAAGAATTAAAATCAATATAAATCTTGGAGATTAATCCTGAATTTACACCAAAGCAAAAGGAGTGTTTAAAATATCTATTTGATGATAGCACTAAAGAGGTTCTATTTGGAGGTGCAGCAGGTGGAGGTAAGTCTTGGGTTGGTGTAAGTTATTTAATCTTAATGTGCCTTCAATACCCTAAGACAAGATACTTGATGGGAAGGTCAAAGTTAGACGCATTAAAAAAGACTACACTAAATACATTTTTTGAAGTGTGTACTGCTTGGAATTTAAAAGCTATAAAGGATTACACTTTTAATGGCTCAAGCAATGTGATAACTTTTTACAATGGTTCTGAGATAATATTAAAAGACTTGTTCTTATACCCCTCAGACAGAAACTTTGATAGCTTAGGATCATTAGAAATAACAGCAGCATTTATTGATGAAGCAAATCAAATAACTGAAAAAGCTAAGAACGTAGTAGCATCAAGACTTAGATATAAGCTTGATGAAAATAATTTAATTCCTAAGTTATTGATGACCTGCAACCCTGCTAAAAATTGGGTGTACTCTGAGTATTACAGACCTGCACAGGAAAAGACACTCAAACATTATAGAAAGTTTATCCAATCTTTAGTTATAGATAACACTTATATATCTCAGCATTATGAAACACAATTATCACAATTAGACGAACTAAGTAAGCAAAGACTTCTATTTGGTAATTGGGAGTATGACGCAACTGCTGATAGTTTAATAGATTATAATTCTATAATGGGAATGTTTAGTCAGAAAGGAATAGAAGGAGAAAAATACATAACTTGTGATGTAGCACGATTTGGAAGCGATAAGACGGTTATAATGCTTTGGCAAGGGTTACACATTAGATACATAAGAACATTGCTTAAATCGGCTGTAAATGAGGTTGTAGAAGAAATTAAAAAACTACAACAAGAGAATGGAGTTAATCTTAGGAATATTATAGTTGATGAAGATGGTGTAGGTGGTGGTGTTAAAGATTACTTGAGATGTCAGGGTTTTACTAATAACGCAAGAGCTTTGAAGGGTGAGAATTATCAGAACTTAAAAACTCAATGTTATTACAAATTAGCAGATCAAATAAATAAAGGTCAAATCGGTGTTAGTTGTTCTGATGTAAATATTAAGAATTATATCACCGAAGAATTGGAACAGGTAAGAACTAAGGACGCTGATAAAGATAATAAATTGCAAATTATTCCTAAAGATACTGTCAAGGCAATTTTAGGTCGTTCACCTGATTATGCTGATGCTTTAGCAATGCGAATGTATTATGAGATTGACAGTAACTTTGGGAAGTATTTTGTACAGTAAACTAAAAACAGCAAATTTCTATTATATAGTATATGAAAGTTAAAATTAAGAAAGAAGGAAAAGTTAAGCAGTTCAAGTTAATAAGCAGTTGGTCAGAAGTTACAATGGAGAAGTGGTTAAAGCTTATGGACTTTACAGAAGGAACAAAGACAAAGGAAGCAGAAGAAACAATAGCAGCATTATCAACTATTCCTAAGAAGTTAATAAAGGAATTGTCTTTACAAGATGTAGCTGCTATAATGGGTAAGATAGCTGAGTTGCAGCAGGAACAAAATAGTTCTTTAAAAAGGATAATTGAAATAGATGGGGTTGAGTATGGTTTTCACCCTGATTTGTCAGAAATTACGTTAGGTGAGTTCGCTGATATTGAAACATTTATAAAAAATGATATTGAAAAGAATTTGCCTGAATTAATGGCTGTACTATACAGACCAATAAAAGAAAAGAAGAATGATATTTATATTATTGAAGCTTATGATGGTAATATAAGTATTAGGGCTGAGGAGATGAAAAAGATGTCAATAGAGCAAGTGCAAAGTGCGCTGGTTTTTTTTTATCATTTAGGGAAAGTATTGTCAATGACTTTTCCATTATCTTTGATGGAACGGCTGATGGAAATGAAGAAGCAATCGCAACAGAAGATTTTGCAAGCAAGTGGTCTTGGTTCGGAGTAATGTATAGATTAACAAATGGAGAAATAGTAAATTTAGAAAGAATAACAAAACTTAACTTATTAGAAGCACTAACTTGGTTAAGTTATGAAACAGATTTAAATTCTCAAAATAAAGTACAAAGAAATGGTGAACAATAAAACATATAATAACGTAATAAACACTTTACTTAGATTAGGTGAATATCACGACCAAATATCTACTGTTTCAGTAGGTGATATTTACGACATCAATCTGGAAAAGCTTGAGAAGTTTCCTTTGTTGCATATCAACCCAATATCTGTAACAACAGGTCAAAGTCAATTAACGTACAACTTTCAAATATTCATTATGGATATGGTAAGTGAAAAATCAGATTGGCAAACTCAACAACATTCATTACTTACTAAGTTAGTAAACACTAAAAACAATGAACAAGAAGTATTCAATCAATGTTTAAATATTAGTACAGATTTTATTGGTATGCTAAGACATAGTACAAGACAATCCTTAAAAGGTGTAGATGATATTAATTTACCTTTATATTTTACAGAAGGTGAATTTACAATAGAGCCTTTCTCAGAGAGATTTGATAACTTATGTTGTGGATGGGTATTTCAAGTAGGTATCTTAGTACAGAATGACTTTCAAACTTGTGATATTCCTGCAAGTAATACTGGCGCAGGGTACTAATGAAATTTAAGATAGGTAAATATAAAATAGAAATAGGATTTTTTAAGATAACAATAACATTATGAATTACGAGGACATATTAGAAAAATTAGAATCAATAAGCATAAAGTTAGAATCTTATAATGACTACCCACAAGCAGCTACTAATAATGCTAAAAGAGCAAGAAAATGGAAAGAAGAAAATGGTAGTGATTGTGGAACTAACGTGGGGTGGGTAAGAAGCTCACAATTAGCAAATAGAAAACCTATAAGCAGAGATACTATTGCACGTATGGCTTCATTTAAAAGGCAACAACAAAACAAAGACGTACCTTACTCAGAAGGTTGTGGTGGTCTTATGTGGGATGCTTGGGGTGGAGCAAGTGGTATCAATTGGGCAATAAATAAATTAAAACAAATAGATAAAAAATAAAATTATGGCAGATTTAACAACAACAATTTCCGAGAGTGTTACCTTAAATGGTTCGGTAAGAGGTTCAACTAATTCACTAACAACAACAGGTATAGTAGATGTATTTGAAAGAATATTAACTTGTACTCATTCACAAACTACAACAGTAGCAGTATTTAATTCTACACCACACGGAGCAGCAGGAGCGTTAGATGTAGAAAACTGTAAATATTTTCGTATAAGTAATCTTAGTACTGACCAAGATATTAGAGTAGCATTTGTAACTACTAACACTAACTATCAAGTTACTGTAAGAGCAGGTGGCTCACACGTATTATTTCAAGCAGAAAATGTAGCAATAGGAGAAGAAGATACATCACCTGCTTTTCCTACATTAGAAGATTTAGTAACAGTACAAGTTAAACCATCAGCAACAACTGATGTGCAAGTAGAATTATTTGCAGGACTTGTATAATGAAAACTGAGAATATAGAAAGGTATCTAAATAGTTTCGGAAAGCAGGTTGTAAATAGAGCAAAAGGTAATTTACAAAAAGCTAAAGGTGGTGGAACTGATTTAGAGGAATCAATACGCTTTGAAGTAATAACTGAAGATGATGGATTTACTGTACAATTCTATATGAACAATTATGGGCAATTTTTAGACAAAGGAGTTTCAGGAACAAAAGAAATACAAAATTATAAAGACTATAATAACAAAGTAATTTCAAGCCCTTTTAAATATACAAACAAACAACCACCACCAGGCATATTATCTAAATGGATAAGCAAAAAAGGAATAAAAGGTAGAGATAAAAAAACAGGAAGATTTATAAGTAATATGTCTTTAGCTTTTATAATAGGTAGGGCAATTAAAAGAGATGGTATTAAAAGCTTAAGCTTCTTTCAAAAACCTTTAGGTCTAGGATTAAAGCAATTTGGAAAAGACTTATTAGATAATGTAGCAGAGGACATTTTAAATACTTTAAATAAAGAAACAATAACACAAGTAAGCTAATGGCAACAGTAATAGAACAACACCCTTTAATTGGAAACTCAATAGGATCAGTAGTAGGACAAGATTTAATATATGTAGTATCTAACAACACAATCGTAGCTCAATTTAAAAAAGTAAAATTTATAGCCGAAGTACATATAAGTAAAGGAACAGCTCCTAACGTAAGTCTACCAGATGATTTGGTTGGATCATTTAAAGTTACTCCTAATAATGCAGGTGTTGGAATTTTTAATATGGAAAACATATTAGAAAACTTTATGAAGCCAGATAATATAGGTGGTAGTGAAGGTAGTATATTTAGTAACTATAAAGGAACATCAGGAGATAATGACCCACACCCTTTACATTTAATTGATGAATTTTCTTTTAATGACAATATTAGTCGTTGGATGGCTATTCAATTTAAAATAGAATATCTAGGAGCTACTACTTGTGGTGGCTTTCAAGATGATGATGTAGTTTCTATTGCTTGTGGTCAGGCTGTTAATGCAGGTGCTCTGTTATTTTTTAATGGTTACGTAAAACACACAGATATAATAAGCAGGGTAGGTCAGTTCAATCAAAATTTAGGGTTTGATATTAGCACTAGATCACCAAGCTTACATTTAACTGGTAATACTGCGAGTCTATTAACAAATGCACCTACTACTCAATTTGCTAATTTAGAAGATTATGGAGTAATGGCTTATATAGACCCTAAATTCTTTGGTAATACTATTACTGCTGATGTTGATAGAGCTGATATAAGATATTATGATAGTTCTGATGTTCAAATAGGTTTTGAAACACTTAATAAATCAAATACTACTGGTGCTTATTCAGGTAATGGAGGTTCTAACTTTTCATCACAGCGATACATTATGTATTTTGGTATTTATCCTGGCAACTTACGTAACCATTCATCTGTTTTTAATGCTTTAATTGCAGCAACACCTATGCAGGTTGCATATTATACTTTTAAATTAAAAGATTCTGATGATAATACTATTTGTAGAGAATATAGAATTAACCTTAATTGTCCTGATTTAAAAGGTTATGAATCTATTAGGCTTTGTTGGTTAAATCAATGGGGTGCTTGGGATTACTTTACATTCAATAAAAAGTCTACAAGAACAATATCAAGTAAAGGCTCAACTTACACTCAACTAGGTGGAACTTGGAATGAAAGTCTTTATAGAAATTATGGATATAAAGGTGGAAAAAAATCTTTTAGAGTTAATGCTACTGAAAGAATATCAATGAATACAGATTATTTAACAGAAGATTTCAATACAACTTTTGAAGAACTTATAAATAGTCCTGAAGTATATATGTTAGAGGGTTTTCAAACAGACCTAGCTTTTTCTGATTTGACAAATTATGTTACACCAGTAAGACTAACAACTTCTAACTTTACCAAAAAGACAGTAGCAAATGACAAGCTTATACAATATACATTTGAAATAGAAAATAGTAGAACCTTAAAAACACAGTCAGTATAATGAGTGTACAATTGATATTATATCCACAATCTTATGATGGGTACTATAACTCAACATCTTATCCTTTAAGTAATAATTTTCTTCAAAATGGTGTAGGTGGTTTTGCTAATCTAAATGCAAGTACTCTAAGTGGATATAGTGGAAATTCTGGTAATGTTCAGCAATTAATGATACAAGCAAACCCCCCTACAACATTAAATCAATGGTATAGATATACTACTACTGGAGGTGCTACTTATGCTAATGTTGCAGGACCTCAAAATATAGCTGGACAAAAATGTTATTTTAGTGGTGTTGGAATAACTCAACAAAATAGGTCTGGTGTATATTTGCGTGTAGATGGAATTACACCTGGAACACAAATGACAATATTCGGTGACTTTGGTACTGCTGATGATGGTGATTTTTATTTAAATGTACGTGATACTAGTAGTTATGGACTTATAACACAATTATTAACTAGTCCTGCTCTAGGTTCTACATTCCAAAAAACATTTGTTTGTAATCTTCCAGAAATAGTTATTGCTCTTGAGTGGAGAGGTTATACTTCTGGAGTGGGTAAAGCTTGTGTAGTAGAGACTATAAAGATGTTCCCAACTGCTAATCCAACAAGTCTAGCATTTACTGACTTATCAGATGGGCAAGTAATATGTGATTTATATGAAGATGAAGATATACCATTGACTTTAAGTATTGATGATTTTAAAAATGTAGCAGAAAAAGTACAGTCATATTCAAAGGCATTTAATTTACCTGCAACAAAAAGAAACAATCAAATCTTTGATAATATGTTTGATGTTACTAGAACAGCAAATGGAACACTAGCATTTAATCCATATATTAAAACACAAGCTCTTTTGAAGCAAGATGGTTTTACTCTGTTTGATGGCTATTTAAGATTGGTTGATGTTACAGATAAAGAAGGTGAAATAAGCTACAATGTAAATCTTTATTCTGAAGCAGTTGCATTAGCAGATGTTTTAAAAGACAGAAAATTTTTAGATTTAGATTTATCTGAATTAGCTCACGATTATGAGAAACAAAATATAAAAAGAAGTTGGACTGATTCTGGAGCTGGTATTACTTGGTTGAATCCAAATACTTCAGGTTTTAGAAATGACTATACTACATTAAGATACCCATTCATAGATTGGTCACATCAAATTGCAGTAGGAGGTACAAATGCTGGGGGTGCAACAACAGGAAATCCTGAGCTTTTAACTTTAGAAGATGCATTTAGACCTTGTATAAATATTAAGTATTTAATTGATAGAATATTTAACCAAGATATTATGGGTAGCTCTTTCCCTTTTACTTATGAAAGTTCATTTTTTAATACATCAGATTTCAAGAAGTTGTATATGGACTTTAACTGGGGAACAACAGTATTTGGTGAAACTACAACAGGTTCAGAATATGCCTGTGGATATGAAGCTAATGTATTCACTCCAACAGCAGGATTTAATTATGCTACTGCAACTTATGATGTAATGGAGTTAAGTCAGTTATTTATAGTAGTTAGTCAAACAGTTGGTACAGGTTATCCACCTGGATATGATGGTGCAACATCAGTTATAACTTCAACAAATCTTAATGAGTATTGGGAAATCGAATATACGTATGTGGTAGAAAATAGCGATACTATTGATAGAACTGTTGAATGTAGATGGCTTGAAACTAATAATACATTGTCTACTACTACTGAACACGATTATTCAGGTGTTCAAACTGTAGCTGCTGGTTCGAGTTTTACTTACACAGGTACTATTACAGTATTACTTCAAAATATAGGAGATACTCTACAAGCTCAATTTAGAACAAATGCAGGAGCAGCAGCTGTACTTCAAGGAACAGCAGGAACGGCAAACACATCTACTTTAGGTGCAGTATTTTTCCAAATGAATGTTCAAGAAATAACTGCTGCTGCTTTATTACAAAGTGCAAGAGGTGACTTAGGTCAATGGGAATTTTTAAAAGGAATAATGACTATGTTTAACTTAGTTGCAATTCCTGATAAAGACAATCCTAATAATATAATATTTGAACCTTATGCTGATGTATTTATAAATGAAACTGTAAGTGGAACAGTAACAGATTTAACTTTAAAATCAAGAGGTATATCACACGACTGGACTGAGAAAATAGATATTGCAGATATAAAGCTTGAACCATTGACAAATTTAAATAAAAAAACAATTTTTAAATTCGTTGAAGATGATGAAGATTATGCTTTTACTAACTACAAACATTCTGTACAAGGTCATTTATACGGCAGTAAAATGTATGACGCTTCTGCTTTTACTATATTAGATGGAGAAGATGAAATAATAGCAGAGCCTTTTGCTGCAACAGTTCCAAAACCAATAATGGATCAGTTTCCAGATTTTATAGTTCCTGCAATTTATTCATATAATCCTGAAGATGATACTTCTTCATCTTTTAATAATAGTCCAAGAATATTCTTTAATAATGGCGTAAAAACTTTAGCTAGTCATACATATTATATACCTGCACAAAATGGCTTTTCAAGTGAGAATCAAGATGATTTTTTACAGTTTACTCATTTAACAGAAGCACCTGTTACAACTAGTGCTGCTATTGATTTTCATTTTGGAGAATGTCAAACTCTAGGGTTAGGTTCTACTTCTAATAATTTATATGGAATGTATTGGTCACCTTATTATAATGAATTGTACAATCCTGACACAAGAATAATGACTATTAAAGTTAATTTAACACCTTCTGACATTAATACTTTTAATTTTTATGATACTGTATTTATTAAGCAAAGACAATACAGAGTTAATAAAATAGACTATAAACCACACGATTTATCAACTGTTGAATTTATACTTATACCATAATGGCAATAACTACTACACCTTTTAAGACAGGATTCAAGGTAAAGCCCTTGACTATATTAGCAAGTGGTCAAGTAATATTTACTGATGGAACTAATGGATTACTTCCTAATCAACCACAATGTGAAGCTTATGGATATACTTATAATGCTATTACAAATACTTGTTCAGCTTTTAAGTTTACTCCTAACTTAGTTAAGAACTTTAATAATGAGAATAATAAAATTAAAGGAACAGGAAATATAGCTGAAAATGGAACAAATAATACATATATATTAGGAGAACAAAATACAGTAAAAGGTTTATCACGAAACAACATAGTAGCAGGAAATAATAATCAAATACAAAATAGTGTAAATAATAGCTATGTTTATGGTACTCTAGGAAATGCAACTGTTGATAATTCAATAGTTCTAGGTGGTAATGCAATAGGTGACTTATTAGGAGAAAGACAAGTTACTACATTATTATGTGGAAGGCAAACAACAGATAACAGTACTGTCAATAGTTATTTAAATAATGATGGAAAAACTTTATATGCAATTTCTAACAATACTGCTATGTATTTTCAAGCTGATATTTTAGCATTAGATGTAACTGAAGGTGGTTCATATACAGGTTCTTTTAAATCTTGGGTAGAGAGAGGCGTTGTAATAAATGAATCAGGAACAGCTAGTATATCAAGAACTAGAACATCACCAGCATCATCAGGAACAACAACAGGGTGGTCACCTGTTTCAACAGTATCAGGAACAGATTATGTATTAACAGTAAAAGGAGCAACAGGTCAAACAGTAGAATGGGTAGCTAGTATTAGATTTACTCAAATAAAAACAAGTGTAGCGTTATAATGAAAGAAATTTTAGAACTTATAGAAGGGTACGGATTACCATTAATATTGTTATTAGGAGCATTGTATGCTTTATATCGTTTTTTAGTTTTCAGTTTATATGAAGTAAAAAATCAATTCTCAAGACATCACGAAAGAGCTGCTGATAATATGAATGAGATTAAAAGAAAGATAGATATAATTTTAGAATTTATAAAGAAATAAGATATGTCAAAAAAATTAATATTAGAAGCAGAAGTAAAATCAAACATAGGAGATGTATCTAAAGATGCATCAGGACTAGCAAGTGAGTTTAAAGTAATGGGAGTATCTTTAAATGACGTAAAGAAAGGTTTTGTAACTATGGGAACAACTGCTAAGGCATCTTTTGCAACAATAAAAGCAGGGATAGCAAGTACAGGGATAGGTGCTTTAGTTCTTGCAATAGGTTCATTAATAACTTATTTTACCAATACAAAAAGAGGAGCAGACCAATTAAGTCAAGCATTTACAGCTATGGGTGCAGTTGTAGATGTTTTAAAAGACAGATTAAGCCAGGTAGGAGAAGCTTTAACTTTTGTCTTTTCAGGTGAATTTAGAAAAGCAGGAGAAGCCTTAAAAGGAGTATTTTCAGGAATTACAGAAGAAGTAAAAAAAGAAGTAGCAGCTATGGTTGCTTTAAAGAAAAGAACCCAAGAACTGAGAGATGCTGATATGGAGTTTATGGTTCAGAAAGCTAAAACTAGACAAGAAATAGAAAAAGCAAGATTAATAGCTGAAGATGAAACTAAGTCTGCAAAAGAGAGATTAGATAATTTAAAAACAGCCTTAGAATTAGAAGAAAAAACCACTCAGAGAGAACTTGAATTAGCTAGAGAAAGAATGAAGATTCAAGAACAAGAAATGGCTTTAAGTGAAAATTCAGCAGAAGATGAACAAAGATTAGCACAATTAAAAACAGATATTATTGAAAAAGAAACAGCTTCTATTAAAATGAGAAGAAGGGTTGTTACTGAAGTAAATTCATTAGAAAGAGAAATTAGAGCTGAAGAAGAAGCTAGAGCTAAAGCAAGAATGGATGAAATAGCTAAAGAAAAGAAAGCTAGAGAAGATTTATATGATGCACAAATAAAACAAGCTGATGCTTGGTTAAAAAAAGTAGAAAAATTAGAACAAGATGAAATAGCTAAAGAAAAAGCTATAGAAAATGCTAAAATTAATTTAGCAAAAAGGTCATTAAATTTAGTAGGAGGTTTAGCAGAAGAAGGAACAGCATTAGCTAAAGGTATAGCAGTTGCACGAGCAACAATGAATGGAATACAAGGTGTTCAAGCTGCTTATACTACTGCACAAGAATCTCCTATAACTATTGGATTTCCTGGTTATCCGATAGTTCAAGCAGGTTTAGCAGCAGCCTTTGCAACTTTGCAAATACAGAAAATTATGAGTGTTCAACCTGGAGGTGGTACTGATATGTCAGTTGATGGAGCTGGTGGTGGTAGTGGAACCCCTGCTCCTCAAATGATGTCAGGTGCTTTTGAATTAACAGGTGGTATGGCTCCTGAACCATTAAAAGCATTCGTGGTTACCGATGAAATGACAAACAGTCAAAACCAGTTAGCTAATATAAGACGTAGAGCTACAATTTAAAAATCAAATAACTATTAACTAAATCTATTATATAAATATGCCTTGCGAAGAATGCGAAAACGGAAAATATAAATGGGGAAAGACAGGAAGCTGTGAATATGATTCAATAGCAGAATGTGAAGCAGCCAATAAAGACTATTACGAAAAGACTACATCTATTGTAGAACTTGTAATAAGTGATGACAGTCAAGAACTAGCGATTGATGCTATCAGTTTAGTATCTTCACCTGCAATTGAACAAGACTTTGTTTACTTTGGAAAAGAGAAAAACAACTTGACATTTGCTAAAGTTGATGAAGAAAAAAGAATGTTAGTTAGTCCTGCATTGATACCTAATAAACAAATATTCAGATACGACCCTAATACGGACTCAGAATACTATGTATATTTTAGCCCTGAGACAGTAAGAAAAGCGTCAGAACTTTATTTAAAACACAACAATCATCACAAAGCTACGTATGAACACCAAGATAGAGTTTCAGGTGTCTTAACTGTAGAGAGTTGGATTAAGGAAGGTGATATGGACAAATCTAAACTATATGGCTATGACCTACCTAATGGAACTTGGTTCGTTAAGATGAAAATAAACAATGATGACCTTTGGAATAAAATCAAAGAGGGTGAACTTAAAGGGCTTTCAATCGAAGGTTACTTTACAGACAAGATGGAAGCTATGTCAGAAAAGACACCAACTAATGAGGAGATACTTCAAGCATTAAATGAAATTATACAAAATCAAACAAATAACTAACTTATCTATTATATTAAAAAAGAACTATGGACATTAAAGAACAAATACTAGTAGCACTTGGTTTAAATAAAACTGAGGAAGAAATTAAATTAGCTTGGCAAGCAAAGTCTGAAGATGGTACAATTTTCGTCTCTACTGCTGAGGAATTAGAAGCAGGCGTGGACATCTCTGTACTTACAGAAGATGGAACTACAATCTTATTACCTGTTGGAACTTATAAGACAGATACAGGTGTATCTTTTAGAGTAGAAGAAGAAGGAATTGTTGGAGAGGTTATCGAATCTGAAACTGAAGAAGAAGATACTGAAGAAGAAGTAGATGCAAGAAAAGAAAAAGAAGAATACAGCGAGATGGCTGAAGCTGTTGAATTTGCTTTCCCAGAAACAGATGCAGAAAAAGCAGACTGGGCTAAGTCTTATGAAGAAATGAAAGACAAGGTAGATAACTTAATGGATGCTATTGCTGACATTAAAGAAAGACTAGGAGAAAGAGATTCAGAAGAAGTAGAAATGACTGAAGAAGTAGTTGAAGAAACTACAAATGAAGCAACACCTAAGTCAATCAAAACAACTGAAGTAGTTGAATTTTCAGCAGAAGATGAATTAGAAAACCTAAAAGCTGAGAATGAAAAACTAAAAACAGAATTAGCAGCTAGTCCTGCTGATACACCAATTAACGTAAATAAATTTAGCTCAGAAAAATCTGTATTATCAAATAAAGAATACAGAAAACTATCTAGGCAAGAAAGATTTTTATACAATTTAAATAAATAATATTAACTAAAAAAAAACAAAAAAATGGCGTTAACTACAACATCAAATTTCGCAGGGAAGGCAGCCGGATTTTATATTTCGGCAGCTTTAAAAGAAGCGACAAGTTTAGACTACTTAACTATGATAGAAAATATCAAGTTCAAGTCTAACATTCAAAGAATGGCAGGTTCAGGAGTGGTTGCAGATGCAACTTGTAACTTTAATGAAGCAGGTACATTAGCACTTACTGAAAAAGTTTTAGAACCAAAAAATCTACAAATCAATTTGGATTTGTGTAAGAGCACACTTTTGGATTCTTGGGAAGCATTACAAATGAGAGCAGGAGCAGGAGCACCACCTCCAGCATCTTTCGATGACTATGTAATCTCTTATATGGGAGAAATCATAGCACAAGCAACTGAAGAAAGTATTTGGGAAGGAACAGCAGTAGCAGGGAAATTCAACGGATTCTTAGGAGCTGTAACAGGTTTACTTTTACCAGGTGTTGATGGTACTGTAATTCAAGATGCAGCTACAGGTGCTTATACGACAGGTAACATTATTGCTAACTTACAAGGTTTAACAGAAAGTATGGCTGCTAATGTTTCAGCAATATTAAGAAAAGAGGACTTACATATTTATATGAATCCTAAGACTTATGCAATATAAA